ATCTCCATTATTAATAATATTATCTATTGAAGAATCTATTGCATCAAATTTTAATTCATAATTTAACATAATTTAATCCTTTAATATTTAATACAGTACATTAAAGCAATATTTGTTGGTCTTGTTTCATCTCCACCAGTAGTTCGAGCTCCTTCAAAATGTGAAGGAGAATCAAAAGGGGTTGCACCATAACTTGATCCTGTTGGACATCTATATGAATCATGATCATCATTTGATGCTTGTGTTTGAACAGGATGTGTATGTGCTTTAAAACTTTCTGCTTGAGAAGAACCAAATGTTCTTGGTGAAGTTGGATCTAATCCTCTTCCATTATCCCATCCTCTAATAAACTGTCCTCTTAAATCAGGTAAATTAAAAGTTCCAGAACCGCTTCCAAACGTAGTGCCAATAATGTTATATAAATTACTATATGTTGTTGTTGAAAGTGTTGATCCATCACATTCTAAATAACCTTCTGGAACAGTATCAGTAGCAAAAGCAAATATTGCACCTGTTGGAACATGAATTGTTTGATCACCTGCATGATCATTTAAATCTGTTTCACTAGCAGCACTAATTTGAGCAGTTGTTACTTCATGAGGATTATCTGTATCTGTTCTATGATCTTCTAAAATTTTCAAATCATTATTAGCAATAACTTTATTTGATGTAGTATCAGAACTTGTTTTATCAATTACATCTAATCCATGAACATTATCTTCATAAGTGTCTTCAATATGTAATTCAAGATTATTAGTAGGAGAAGCAATTTGAATTCAATCTGTTTCCCCTCCATAATATAAAGTTCCATTTACATAAATTAATCTTTTTTTATCATTTATTGTTCATGTTGGTAAACTTGTTAATTCTTCAGCAAAATAACTACCAACCATTGAAATTTCATGAAATTTCATTTAATTTATCTCCTTATGAAATTAAACCATAATTACTTAAAACTGTTAAAATTTCATTTACTTTAGATTCTATATTTGATAATTGTGTATTTAATCCAGCTAAATTAATAGTATCATCTGATCCAGTAGTAGCATCTGATAAAGTTAATGTAGAAATAACTTCTTGTGCAGAAGGAGCAGGAGTTCCATATAATCCAAGCCCACCAGATAATTCTAAGGTTCCAGTAGTACTATTTAAAAACACAGCATCACTATTTAATAGAAAATCTGTTGTATCTTGAGATGCAGCAGTTCCTAATGATAATAATGTTTTTAATTCAATTAATGATTTTGAAATATAATTTGATCCATCACCAACAATAAAAGAATTCAAAGAAGGTGATAATGATCCAATATCAGATAAATTAATACTTGCTTCTTGTGCTCCAATATTAACTCTTGCTGTATTTGCATCAGAAGCCCCAGTTCCTCCATTAGCAATACTTAATGATGTTGTTAATGTATTAATCTCACCACTAAAATCACCTTCAAATTCGCTATCAGTAATGGTTTTATTAGTTATTACTTGAAAATCACTTGTTCCTACTACATCTCCTGTAACTCCATGAATACCACTAGAAACATCGTGATTATCTATTTCATCATCAGTATAATTTGTATAATATGACCCTTCTTCACCATCTAATAAATCTGCATTTAAATTATTAATTAAAGAATCAGAAGTCATACTTACAGTAGCATCTCTTCTTAAATATTGTGAATGGGCGTTTCCCATATAATCATTTCTATGATCTTCTAATAATTTAATATCATAATTTGATACTAATTTATTTTTTAATGTATTTGTACTTATTTTATCAACAGGTTCAAGACCATGAACATCAACTGTATCAAGAATATGTTGATTTCAATTATATGCTTGTTTATTTGATATTAATTTATTTTTCCTATCTGAATGAATACTTGTTGAATCTGTTTCATCTACTTCTGTTTTTATACTAAAAATTTGAACATTTTCTACATAACCAATATCCAACCCATTTCTTACTCATACAAGAGTGAAATATGTATTATAATCATAAGCCTTATCACCATTATAACCAGGACTCCCACTTGTATTATTAGTAACTTCTTCTTTATCAGCAATATAAAATTCAAAAAATCCATTACTTGCTGTTCTAATTTCTCCAACAACAGTATTTGTTTTATCAAAATTATTAATTGGTGCGTTTTTTGTTGTTGTTAAATTTACATAAGCATTACTACTAATATCAGTAAAAATATCATTATTAATATTAGATGAAGTTGTAAAATCAGTAGATGTCACTGAATCAGTAAGAAAAACATGAATTCTAGCACCCGCAACAGGTTCACCACTAGAATTTATTAAATATTTTCAAAAATGTTTTCTCATTTATATACTCCTAAATGTTGCTTTAATTTTCATATTTACTTTATTATATTTATATATTTTGTCAAAAAAACTATAACATAAAATGTCTTCACTAAAACTATCAATGATTCCAAATTCTGTTATATTATATTCTATATCTGATTCAAAATATCCAGTAGCAATTAAATCATCATTTTCTATTACTTCTAAATTATCAGTAATTAAAACAGGTGCTTCTAAATCATTTGATGTTAAAGGATTAAAACTTGTTTTTGACGTTCCTATTCCTAATTTATAAATACCATTTTCCAATCTATATTTTAATGTTTCTTCTGTTTCAATGTTACCAAAGGATTTAATTAATATTTTGCCAGTCATTAAAGTATTAAAAGATATAGTTAATATATTTTCATTATTTAACTTAATTTTTTCTGGTCTAATGATTTCATTATCATTATTTAATACAGTAACAAAAACACCTTTAACACCCATATTATGAACAACATTTCATGTTTTAGCTGGATTAGTTTGTTCAAATAAAATAGAACCATAATCAATTAAATATTTCCCCTTTAATTCTGTTCCAAAAGTTAATGTTACTTCAGATAAATCATTATTATATTCAACTGATGGAAATTGCATTTTATTATTAATTTGATAATAATCTATTATAGCATTTGTTGCACTTGGTGTTATTGTTGTTGTGGTTTCATCAAATACAAAATTTCCATCACTATAATCATATATATTATCATTATATAATACATCTTCACTAGATATACTTTGTGAATCTGTAGAACTTAATGATAATAATGTTCTTTCATATTTATCATCTGCTTTAGAACATATTACATAACCACTTATATTAATTGGAAATTTAATTTCAATAAAATTATCTTTTTGGTAAATGTATTGAGGATAAATTTTTTCATTATTAAAATTATATACAGAAATAATAACATCATTTAAAAGATCATGTGAAAATGATCAAATATTTGAAGATTCCATTTGAGTATGTAAATATGTATCATTTGTTTTTAAATATAGTGGTGAAAATAAAGCACTTCAACAACTTGCTTTATATAAATCAGAATTATATAAATTAGTAGCAATTGATTCATTTAAATTAAATAAAGGTGATAGTAAAATATCATAATGATAATATCTACTAACAGGTTTATCTTCTTCTAATCTATTAAATAAATAAGTAGATTCTGTTTGTGGTAAAATTGCATTATCTGCTTCAGGTTGATTAGACACATCAAGTTCTAATTTAAGATGAGGAGACAAAATTTTACCTGTAGAAATATTTCCAATTTCTTTATATGTTACTACACCAGAAGTTTCTTCATTAAAAGAAATTTTTAATTTGTTATCTGTTAATTGTATATTTTCTGGTGAAACTAATTCTAAATTCATTCCAAAAATATCTGGTTTTTTAATTACACATAATCCTCTTTTATTTTCAGTAAATTCAATAGAACAATTATTATTATCAATATTTGTAATAATCTTTTCTACTTCATTTTTAACATAATAATTTTCATATTTGTCTGCTAATTTAATAGAAACAAACCCTGATAATTCTTCACCAAATTCAGCAATAACTGTTCCTAATGAATTGGTAACTGTTTCTGGTATAACTTTACGAATAGGACTTTCACCTTTACTAATTAAAACCTTTCCAACAAAATAACTATCAAACTCAACATAAACAGTGTTTTCATCAATAATTCTAACCATATCTATTAACGCTTTTTCATTTCAATTATCTGTAGCTTGAACAATTATATTTTCAGATTCTAAATTATGTGTAAGAGTTATAGAATAATATCCAACTAATGACATAACATAATCTGCTTCTTGTGCTACACAATATCCATATTCTCTTGAAGGAAATGATGCTTCAATATTTGATTCTGTTACTTTAACATAAGAAGGTAAAATTTTATTTCCAAAAGGATCAAAAAATTCTGTTATTAATTCTTCTGATGAAAAAGGATGTGAAATTTCTCAATCATAATCAGTAAGATTTTGATATAATTTTTCACCTTTTAAAAATGTTACTCATCCAGATTCAATACTTGTATTAAAATCTATAATACTTGTATTAATACCAGAAGAAAATCAATATATATTCATTTCATCTGGATAAATAACAGAATATTTATTTTCTAATATAATTTCTACTTCTTCTGCTGAAATTAATTCATTAGAATCTCATGTTTGAACAATTGGATTAATATATTCATAAGAATATAAATCATAAGTATTTCCTGTAAATTCAAAACTTTCAAAACATTCCTTAATAATTGCATATCCAGTTATTGGTTCAGAAAATGTATATCTTACTGTATTTTCAGTTAATATTTCAGTATTTAATGGGTCTACTTTTAATCCAGTATTATCATAAACGGCAGATAAAATATCAGTAGAATTTCTTCCGTGATTTATTGTTTCTATACCACTTGTAGTAAATGATCTTTTATATCCTTCTTCTATTAATACATAACCAGAAGTATTTTCACTAAACACAATATCTATATCATAAGTTATTGGATTAACTGTAATAGAATCAGCAGTTATTTCTTTATTGTCTTCATCATAAATATGAATTATTAATTTTTCATGTGTAAAATTACTTCCAGATATATTAAAAGAAATTGTATCACTAAAATCAAATTTATAATCTGCATCTAATATAGAAATTTTACCTGCTGAAATTTCAGAAGAAAATGTTAATGTGCTTGCTATATTAAATCTATATGGTTGAAATAATAAATTTCCTTCTTCATTATTTAAAAATATTTCTCATGTATTATCATCAAAATCAAATAAATATTCTGTTCCACTACAAACCAAAACAGTTCCAGTAAAAGCAACATCAAAATATAATTTAATAGTGTTATCATCATAATGTTTAATTAAGGATGGAACAGATAAAACATTACTTGAAGAAATACAATTTACTAATACTTTACTATTTAAATTATGTGAGATTAAAACTTCTGTTTGTGAAGTAATAGTTTCTTTATAATCATAATCTTTAGATACATAATATCCACTTGTAGATTCAGTAAAAGAAGCATTTAATGATAAGGAAGATATTGTAACATTACTTGGAACAATATATTCATTATTAGAATTATAAAAAGAATAAATTTTATTATTTAAATTAGTGCCAGATTCACTTCATGTAATACCAATTTTATCTTCTGATTTATCTCCTGTTGTAACAACAATATTTCCTCTAATATTATCAACATTTTCAGAATAAATTATTTTACTATCTTCATTATTGTTAATTAAATCAACTTCCCAAGGTAATAATTGTTCTTTAGTAGATTTATCATATACAGAAGCAATAACATCACCTAATCCATGTTCAAATATCCATTCGCTTCCTGTATATCTAAAAAAATTACTATAAAATTCAGATAATACATATTTAGTATCAAATGGATGAGAAATTCCTCATACAGTAGAAGGATTTACTTGTTTATGAATATAATCGGGGTCAGAAATTATTGCTGTTCCAGAAGTAGATACATCATTAACAATTTCTAATTTATTAAAAGAAGAATTTAATACATTAGGAATCCATTCTTCATCATTAATAAATAATTTGTTGTATGAAAGATAATGTGGAATATTAGTAGTAATTTCATGTTCTGCACTAATTGGCAATGTTTCAGTAAAAGTATTTCTATTATCAGAAGAAATACAAACATATCCAGTAGCAGAAGTATCAAAAGTTAAAGTTAATGTGTTATTTTGAATGTCTGATGTTGCAAATCCCATTTTTTGGTCATTATCATCAAATACTTCAAATAAATAATTTGTATTTCCAATATTATGTTCTATTAATCATTCATCAGATGTTTCATATATATAAGTTTCTACAATATTATATTTTGAATCTAAATTATGATTTATATTTCAAATATTTGTAGGAGAATCAATATATTCTATATAATCATAATCACAGTAAACCATATTTCCTGAAGTTGACTCAGAAAAAGTTACATTGTTGTTAGATAATTTTTTAGGAATGATTAATTCATTATTAGAGTAAATTTGTTCAATTTTTATATTTTCATCAACAAAATTTCAAAGTAAAGATTCGGAATTAAATTCTTCTATTGATCCTTCTGCTAATAAAGCATAACCTTCTTGTATATTAGCAAATTCACATTCAATATAATTATCAAATAATGTAATTGATTTAGGATAAATTTGTTGATGATTGAAATCATAACATTGAACAATCAAATTATTTGTTGAAAAATTATGTGAAATATGTCATAATAAACTAGGAGTATTTAATCATACATTAGGAATAACAGCTGAATTTTCTAATTCAATTTCTCAATCTTCACTTAATTCTGTTTGGTAATAAATTTCATTTGCTGAAGTTGCAAAAGAAGTAACAGAAGATAAAGTTTCTCCTGTTAATTCCAAAGTATTTTCATCATAAGGAGAAACATTATCTAATAAAATTTTAAAATTGTTTTCAGAAAAACTAGATACAGGAATGAAAACATTTTCATAATCAAAATAAATAATTTCACTTGGAGAAAATGTTTCATATATATCTGCTTTAGTACAAAACAGAAATCCTTTAGTAATTTCAGTAAAAAATACTTTAATGAGATTATTATTTACTATTTGAATTTCTTCTAGTTCGATTACATTACCATTAGTATCAAGACATAAAGGAATTAAATTAGAAGTATTTAATGAATGAAAAACATTTCAAACAATTCCTTTTTGTTTAGACATTATAACAGAAGATTCATCTAATATAGTAAAATTATCTCAATAATTTTTATATTTTTCATTTGTATAATATTCATTAATATTTACATCTTCAAAATAAGGTTCTGCATTTCCTGTAATTTCTCTTGAATGTCATCTATCATAAATATTAAGTTCGTTTGTTGAATTAAAGAAAATAATTTGTTTATTAATATTAATAGAAGTATATGTTCCTTTTAATTTAAGAAAAGAAACTATATGATCAAGGAATTGTCTTATTTTTTCAGAATGGAGTAATATAAATTCTTCTTCTATGTCTAATCCAAAATTGTATGCATAATTATAAAGAAAAGATTTATCAATTTCTAATGGAGAAATTAATGAATTTATATTTTTTTGTTTGTTATATACTTGAGAGTAATTTTTATTAAATACTTCATATAAATATTCTTTTAATTTTGGATTAGTATTTGTAATATATTCAGGTAAAGCATCTTGAACATAATTATATAAATTAAAGAATTTAATAACATAATTATCTACATTTTTGTATATTTTACCAATATAAAGAAGTTTTTTATTAAAATTTACATAATCTTGATAAGAACTATTTCTTTTAATATAATCATAAAATGATCCATTTTTTTGAAAATAGATTTCATTACCATTAGAAATTTCAGAAGAGGAAGTAATATCATCAATTGTAAAAGATATTTCATTATCTGAAACAAATGATACAGAGGTGAGTATTGCTTTTTTATATTGATTGTTTGTTTTTATAATTAAATCAATAGAAGAAATTCCAGTAGCAACAATAACATCATCTAAAATTGGTGTTAATGATCCTCCTGTAACATTTTCTAATATTGAAAAAAATTCTGTTAATATAAATTGTGGTACTTCAGAAAATTTAGTCATTTTTTCTCCAAATTATTCTTGTTCAAATATACATGAATAAATATCAATTAATGGAAATTGATTAAATCCTAATGAAATATTTCTAATTTTATTTTCATCTCAATTACTACTTACATTTCTTGAAAATTGTGGATATAATACATCTTCATAATCATAAGGATTTATATATTCTCCATCACTTACTGAATAAAATTGAATGTCTCTTATTTCTAAATTATTTATCCCTTTTATATTATTAAATAAATTCCCATTATTATCTATTTCAGTTGTATCTAATAAATATTTTTTTAATTCAACCAAATCAATTGTTTCATTAAATTTTCTATTTATTGTATTAAAATAATAAGATAATTTATTTTTAAGATCATTTTCGACAAGATTTCAATTATATAATCTTTTAATATTTACAGAGAAATTGAAAGTAAAATAAATAAGTTCTGGTAAGACAAATTCCTCATAAGTAGTAATAATTTTATATGGTTCAATTCATTCCTTTAATGAATCAACATAATCTGTTGTGTAAGAAATAGGAAAATAAAGTGTTGTGCTATTTGGTGTTAAATGACTTGAAACAGTAATATTTGATCAAGTATTTACTTCTCCTGTAGGAATAATAGAACAATAAACTTTATTATAATCTACTGTATTAGGAGTGGAATTTGCATCTTGTTCTCCTCATACAATAGCTTCTTGAACATTTGATTTTAATTTAAAAATTGATCTATAATCTGTTTTATTTACTGTTCTATATTGAGCATTAAGTATATTTTTAGCAGAAATTTTTAATTCATCAATTGTTTCTTCATCTTTTCCACCACTTGATGCACTTTCATTTGTTATAGAAACAATATTATCATCTGATAAAAATTGAAAATAATTTGTATCTTCTAATTCTGTAATTGTATTAGCTGAAACATTTCCATCATTTCCTAATGTTTTTATTAATCTAATTTCAATTTCATCTGTTTCAGAAGGAACAGATTTCAATCCAGAAAATTCAATAATATATTCTTTATATTTATTATATTTAAATTGATATACGGTATTTACATTAGCATAAGGAGAAGAAGAATCAAAAAAAGAATTTATTCTTGTTCATTCATCGCCATTTACTGTTAAAATAATTGTATCATAAATATCATTTAAATTATCATCATATCCATAATCAACAAAAGGTAAGTAAAGAATATTATCAATAATATCTTCACCTGTAAAAGATAATTCTTGAATTTCACCTTGTTTTGCAAAAATATCAGTAATTGTATATGATCCTTCTTCTTCAACAGTAAAAGATTTATTATCTAATATAACATAATAAATTTTATCTCCATCATCTGTTGTTTCTGTAGAAGAAACTTGTTTTCATTCATTTAAAGAATATATTCCTGGTGTTGCTGTAATTTCCATTGTTAATAAAGTATTAGCTCCAATAGAACCTTTTGGTGAATATCCAACAAAATTAGCTAATCTATTAGCATTTTCATACATATCAACAGAATCAAAATATAAATTTTTAGAAATTCTATTAAGATAATATGTATTTAATTCAGATAAATATGCAATCAATTCAATTAATACAGAAATATTACTTCCTTCAAAATTATAATCCTTAAATGTTTCAGTTTCTTTTAATGAATTAATTACATTTTCTTTAAATGTATTGAAATCCAAATTTAAATAATCTGGCATTATATAAGTCATTTATTTTGTCTCCTAACTTCTTTTTAAAATTCATTTAAATTCTTTTAAATTTAATGGATCTGATGTAATATAATATTTAATTGTAATTTTATAAAAATTTGAATCATATTTTGGTATTACTTTAATTTGTTCTAATACTACTCTTGAATCTCAATATGTTAATGCATTAAATAACTCTTCTCCTATAGCATAAGCTGTAGTGTCATCTAAAGGATCAAAAAGATATTGAAAAATATTACATCCAAAAGTAGGTAACATTCTTCTTTCACCTTGTATTGTAGTAAATATATTCAATAATGCATTATTAATGGCTTCTTCTTCAAAATTAATATTTACATCACCATCTCTTTTTGCATTTAAAGAAATATCAAGATCAGAATAAATTGGCATTTTAAAAATTTCCTTTATTATTATTTATATTTAATTTACAGATACAGTTGATGCGCCAGAAACTAATATTCCAGTAAAACAACCGGAAAAATTATCTCCTACTCTTGCAATAGGAGATCCTTCACATACACTATCATTAGAACCCACTATTATTATTCCAGTATGTCCACAACTACTTAACACTATATCACCAATACGGGCAATATTTTGTCCTTCTACAGAGGATATAGATGCACCTGTTACTATAACACCAGAAGTATTAATAGAACTATCATGACAATTACAAATTCCAACTCCAACATCTCCAATTCTACATATAGCTGGCATTAGTTTATTTGAACCTCACTTCCTGTCATTGTAATATTACCTCCTGAAGTAATAGTAGTATCACCAGAAGTATTAATAGTAGAATTTCCTCCTACTGTTATATTACAATTTCCATTAATATTAACATCTTGATTGCCTTCAATAGTAATTGATTGATTGCCAGAAATTAATCTTTCTTCATTTCCATCTATAGTAATATCTTTATTGCCATGAATTTGAACAGTTTCATTTTCAGTAATTTCTTCATTTAAATTAGCATTTAATTTAATATGTTTATCTTGTTCAATTGTTTCATAAGATTGTTCTTTTATATATTCATATTTTGATTTTTCAACTATTTCTTGTTTATTATAATTATTTCTAATAACAATATTTCCTAATTTATCAATTTCTATATATGTATTAGAAGGATGATATAAGTGAAATCTTTCATTGTTAGGTGTTGAATCAAATTCTAATGTTAATCCACCATGAAATTTTAATACAGAATTATGAGGATAAACTCCATTATATGCTGATTCAAATTCATTTCAATTACCAGAAAATGCAATAGGAATTGAAGATTCTAAATTAGAATTTTTTGTATCTACAATAGTATTTTCAGAAACATCTCTAGCTAATTTATGAACATCTGGTTCATTAATATAATTATCAGTTGGATAAATTTCATTAGGATCAGAAAATCCTGTTTTAGAATTAGGTTTTTCTAAATATTTTCCAGAAATACATCCCAAATAACAAGGAGATAAAATATTTCCATTAAGAAAAAATATTATAACATGAGAACCATTTAAAGGAACATTTCAAAATCCATTACCAGAAATTGAACCTTCAATGTTATTATTAATAGGATTTGCTCAAGGAAGTTCTTCTGTTAATATTCCATCAATATCATATTTAGTATTAATTTCAGTATGAACTCCAAAAATTCTTACTTTAACTCTATTTTGTTTTAATGGGTCATTATTATCTTCTACAACACCAATATAAAATCCATTTAATTCTTCAGAATCAATTTGATAATCTTTAGCAAAATTTTTTATCATTAGATATTTTTCCTTGTTGCCCTAACTAAATTATAATCATCTGAATCATAATAACCATTTTTAATACATAACATTTTTTGAACAAAAATAGGATTAGTTCCAGGATTAAAATAATGAGTAATTGATTTAATTAAGTATTTTCCAGATGAATTTTTATTATAAAATTCTTTTTCATTATCTGAAGAAGGTCAATTTATATTAATCATTCCATCAGCATGTCTATTTTCATGTCCTTTTACATATATAGCTAAAACATTTTGATTATTATATCTTTTAATTCATTCATCTTGAAATACATTATTTAATCTTTTTTCAGATTCTATTCCTGTTAGCATTACTTTTGGATTATTATTACTAATATCAGGAAATAATGAATATTTTCCTAATAATGTATAATTTTTTATATTATCAGCATATAATTTATTTTTAGAGATAAAATGTTTATTTTCAAAATTATAACCTTTTATTTTATTTCCTGATAATATAGGAAAATTAATAGTATCAATTGAATTTTGTTCTCAGTTTAATATTCTATTTAAATCATTTTCATATTCAGAATTAAAGAAATAAGTACCATTATCTATTTCAGTTGTAGTCATTAATTTATTATTAGATAATAAAGTATCTAATGTAATAAAATTATATTGTTTATTAGTAGTATTAGTATAAAAAAGATATCCTGGAATTTCATTTTCATTTGATGATCTTTTTAATAATCATTTTAAAGTTTTTCTAATATTTCAATAAGGTATATAAAAAGTATCTATAATTTCTGTTTCAATTAAAGTTGAATCTTCTCAATTATTAAATTCAGTAATATTAAGAAATTTTTTACAAATATCTTTTATTATGTCTGAATTTTTTGTGTTTTTTCAAGCATAAGAATATTCTTTAAATCCCAATGAAAAATAAAGATAATCAATAAAATGAAATTCTAAAAGTCTTTTAGATTCTTGTTCACTTCCTTCTGTTATTTGTTCAATTACAGGAAATTTAGTAATATAAAAAGTATATTCTTTAACTTGATCATATCCATAAGAGATTTTAATTTTTTCATTTCCTGTAATTGGGCCAAATTCCATTATTCCAAAATCATCATAAAATGAAAGATATCCATGTTTACAAAATGAAAAAATATCTTCTATAAAATAACATTCTTTAATTTTATCTGTTCCAATAGAAATTGCATCACCATTATTAAAAAGAATTTCTACTGAAAAATTTTGAGATTCTTCATCATTAAATTGTCTTCCGATCATTATATTTCACCAATTACTTTAATATCTGCTAAAATTTGATATAAATAATTTGCTCTAATAATTTTAATTAAATCTCCTTCAGAAAGTTCTTCAAATGGATTATAAATATTATTAGCAATTCCAATAACTCATCACAAATATGGAGATTTATAATATTCTCAAGCAATATTTTCTAATCAATCTTTTTCTTTTACTTCATAAATTTCATAATATGAAGTATCATTAATAATATCATTATTCAATATATAATTTCTAAATATATTTAAAAATTTTTCATTTGATTTATATATTGGGAATAAATTTAATAATGATGTATTAGATAATTTATTTCCAGTAACTTCTTTAAATGATTTATCTATTTTTTCTATATATTTCATTATTATCTTCCAAAATCTTCATTGTCTGTAGTGACAATTAATTTTTTTGATTGATCTTCATAATTAAAGTTTGTTCTATATAATGGATCTATTTCTCTAAATGTAAGAGTTAATTCGCATTTACATGGATAACCTGGAGAAATATTAGTTGCATATAAATAAGGAAATGAATAAGTTGGAGATACAGCTACTAATGCAGCATTTTCAATATTAAGTAAATCTACATAAGTATTTTCTCCAAAAACTGAATTAATAGAAAAAATATATGGAGGAACAACTTTATTATTTCATGATTGAATCATACTTGGACATGAATATACTTCAAATTTTCTAACAATATCAAATACTTCTTTTTTTGGATCTTTATATGCAGCTAATTCAAAAGATAAATTAATTTCTCTTCTGTCAGAATCTGAATAAGTAATTGCAGTATCTTGTCTATGTCATCTTACTGGAGTGCTTTTTAAAGCAGCTACACCAGCCGCAGCACCTCCAGAAACTCCTGCTTTTAATCCTTTTCAAACAGTCCCTGCTTCTGCCATTGTTTTACTTACTTTTTCTCCGGTTTCTGCAATTCTTGAAGACATGCTTTCATATTCTCCTCAAGTATGCCCAAGATTAGTAGACAATTCTTTTGGTGCAATTAATTTAAATTTTTCATTAATAGAAGTTGCTCCAATTTTTGATCTACCATTAGCAGATTGACTATTTAATTCTTTAACAGTAAAATGAATCCATAAAGTTCTACTTGCTTCTATAAATGGATTATTTACTGAATTCATTTTTGTATCAGCCATTATTTATCATCCCGTAGCTTTATTAGTTACTAATACACCAAATGATTCAGATTCATCTGGTATTCTTTTTACTTCTTGTTTTTTCTGCGTTGTATTATTATTTATTATAGCTGTTTGGTTCTGAGCAACCTGTTCATTTCCTTTTTTAATTCCTTCTAATTGAGTATTAGTTTTATTTGCTGAACTAACAGAATTTTGTTTATATTCTCTATCATTTACATTATTTGATTTAATACCATTATATTTTTTTGTTAATATTTCTTCTATTATTTTAACACTTGATACTATCTCTCCTAATAAACTATCATTATCTAATTTAATATCTTCACTGAGTTTTCCTTTAG